AGGCCGAGACGAGGGTTTCGAACCCGGTCTTCGACACACAGGTACCGCCACCCGCGGCAGTGCCGGCAAAGTCGTCGTCGATGGCTGCGATGGTCCCGTCTGCGGCTGCGCCACCAATGCTGTTGGTTGGCGTGAACACCGGCAGGGCTGCGGCAACTGCCACGATCTTCGCACCGATTTCGGTGAAAGCATCGCGCACATGACCGAAGCTGGTTTCGACTTCTGCCTTGGTCGGGCAGACGTCATTGGCTGCTGGCGTGGAGCTCACGGCGGGGATGGGATCGACGGTGCCATCAGCTGCAGCACCTCCCGAGTTATCTGCGGTGAAGTCGGCGACACCGGCTGCGAGGGTCTTACCCTGACGGCCGAGAACGCTGCGCAGAATATCTTCGAGAGTACCGTCGTGCAGATGCGAGACGCCGGAGAAAAGCTTCTTCTTCAGTTTCATGGGACACCCTTTCCAGATGCGGCGGAGAGGGTGTCCCTACATTCGGCGAGGATTACTCCTCGACGGGTGCGTCTTCCGCCGGGACTGGGCCCCCGCTGCGCTCCCCTACACGACGCCGCTCGCCGCCCCCAAGTGCGACATAGCTGCCTCCGATGGCACGACCGTCATGGACGTGAACATCTTCGGACTCGGCGGTGGTATCAGCTTCATCCCCTTTGGTCGAGGATTTCTTTTCCGCGGCTGCGCGCAGCTCTTCGAGCTTCTTGTTCAGGTGCTCGTCGCGGGTTTCATCCGACAGCTCGTTCCACTTGGCGGCGCTGTATCCCGAGTCCTTCTTGGCCTCGCGGACGAGGTAGCCGAGATTGACTTCGTTGGCGCCTACCGAAATGGCCGCCGGGAGGGTCGAAGAGCCGAGCAGGGTGACGTCGTCGTCTTCCTTCCCGGGATTCTGCTGCACCTCGGTGGTCGTGGGCTGCTGGAGCTTGGCTTCGGTTGCCGGCTCTTTCGGAGTTGCTGCTTCACCGGTCTTCTTGCTCGGCGGGTTCGTTTCTACGCCCATCACGTTCTTCCTTTCGTTGGGTCATCTCTACGTTGATGCCACTTTACATCGAAATACAACGCGCCGTCGGCTTGGTCATCGTAAGGCGTGTCGATTTCAACCATATCCGAAGTGATCGAAATATCAAAGACCAGTCCTCCGAGCTTGGTATTGGCCATGAGGACCTTCTCGACCACACCCAGATAGCGTTCGGTCGACCTTGCGATAGCTATGCCCTGCTCCTTCGTGATCTTCACTTCGGCCACGCAAGGCATGGTCACGGCCACGAAAGGGTCGGTGTCGGATCGTTGTGCCGTCCCGCCGTAAATCCCGAGAGAGCTGATCTTGCCCTTCGGCAGGGCCCCGAGAGGCTCACGGGTAGCCAGACTGAAGGCCAGTCCGTAATCGCTTTCGAAGTCCGGGCCACCCTCTCCGCTGCGGGCGGGGAACAGTGCCAGCATTGCGTCGAGGACCTTTGTCCTCATGGTATCCTGTTCTTCGGTGGTCATCGCATTACGTCCTTCCAGAGTTCGTCTACAAGCGAGAGCATGTAAGCGTCCAGCCCTGAAGAGATGGCTTCGCGCATGCCCAGCCGAGCAGCTATCTTCACTTCCTTCTTGAGCACATAGAGCGGGACGATGTTACGGCCCCGGCGCTGGAACACGAGCAGGTTGCCGCGCTTCGACTCGCCTACGAACGTGTTGTTCCACTGGCGGGCCGATACATACTTCGGCGTCCCATCCGGGTTAAGGGCTGCCGGGAGCGGGATCGTCAGGTATTGAGCACGAGTCGGGCGGAGAGTTCCACCGTACTCATGGATGAACATGTAGCTCGTGCCTGTGATCGTGGCTGTGATATTGGCTATCGAAGTCCCGGAGACCCGCATCCCCTCTTTGAGGGACCGGACAAGATTGCCACTGCGGCTGCTGAGGGAGTTCGAGGACGTGCCACCCGGGTAGGCGCCCGAGTGCTTCGCCGCCAACTGCTGTGAAATTAATTGCAGGTGCTTGCGGAGTTCGTCTCTCAGCTTGGCCGGCAGGCGCTTCTCCGCCTCATTTAGTTCACGGCCGAGTGCTGCGAACCCGTCGGAAGCTCTGGGGTAGAACCGCGATCCTACCCGAAGCCCAAGGTCAAGGGCTATAGGCATCAGACTATCGGGTGGACCGCAGAGGGGAAGTACCGCTGCTTCGAAGTCAGGATGGCGGCTAGGGTCTTGTTCAACTGGGCCACCGACTTGTCGGCTCCCGACTCCATACGCATCTTCGGGTGCATGCTATCGAGGAGGATGACGGCCTGCAGGATCGTGGCCTGCACCAGCCAGTTCGGGAGGGCGTCTACGTCGAACTCGCCGTCGGTGACTTCGTACCCGGCGTCGTACATGACCCGGACGTACATGCCGTTCATGTCGGCCCCGGACAGGACGAGCTCCCCCTTCTGCATGTTTACGGCCATAGTCTCTGCGCCAAGCAGCTCACCGTCGGTTTCGATGCTCGGGTACACGAGGCCCATCCGGGCGACCGGCAGGGACGTCAGGAACCCGCGGCTCAGGGCCAGTCTCGTGCGGTAGATATTGTCGGCCTGTCGAAGAGACATGCTGGGCGGGACATAGAACGTGTCCACGCGGCCAACTACAGCATCCAGTTCGGTGCCGAGCAAGGCGATTATCTGCTCACTGGCAGAGTCCGTCGCCTGCTCGATTTCGGACGAATTCACGCCCTCTTCGAACCCGATGAAGCTGGCTACTTTCGAAGCGGGAATCAACCTCATCGGGTCCTCCGGGTCTTAGGTGTTGAGCTCGACAACTTCTTCGTCACTACCCGCGACGTTCACGACGTCATCCTTCGGCGGGTACTTGGTGGCATAAGCCTTGCGGACGATATCGTCGAGGGTCTTGGTAGCTCGCTGCTTGTTGAACTTGCCGAGCTTCCACTTGTCCTCGTTCTCGGTGATGATCTTCATGAGACCATTCTTCTTGGCGAAGTTGATGGCGTCGTTCTTCGTGGCGAAGCGTTCGGCCGGCAGCTTGGGACGGTCGTCTGCATCTTCGACCTTCTCGACGTTGGCCGACTTGGTCGCGGGCTTGTTGATGGCCACGCCGCCCGACTTGGCAGGCTCCTTGGTCACTTCATCGTCGAACTCGCCAGTGGCGGGGTTGGGCACTTCATTGAACCGCCGGTCGAGTTTGATCTTCTTGATCTTGTCGGCATCAGTGGTGCGATAGGTCTTGTCGCGCAGCAACTTGCCGAATGTCTTGCTGGTGTGCGAGCGGGGACCGTCCTTACGAAGCTCAAAAAACATCTATACCTCCTTGTCTGGAGAAGCAGACCTAAAACAAAAGGCCCGCCACCGCAAGGATGACGGACCTTCTGGGCTCCCTTGGAGGGGATGGCTTAGGCGGTGGGGTCGCCGATGTTCTCATAATAAACCACCGCTTCGGGCTCTTCGATCTGGAAACCGACGCGAGCCGTCAGAACGATGATGTAGACGCGGGCAGTAATGTCCTTGTCGTATTCCATCGAAATCTGGCGGTGGATACCGAAGATGAGGTTCTTCGGGTTCATGAACATACCGACCGAGTCGCTGATGGTTGCCACGGGGACAACCGACGCGCCGTAGGCATTCGGGTTCAGGCGGGTCTGAATAGCCGCGTCACCCAGAGCCGAGCCGCGATCTGCGAGCGTGTCGACATATTCGGTGTGGTTATCGGTCGAGACGAAATGCGCCATCGAGTTCACTTCGCGGAGGTACTCGTCCGGCATTGCGAACTTGCCCTTCTTGAAGAGGGTCTTGTCGATGGTGGCACCTTCGGCGTCCACGACGTTACCGTCGTTTGCGGCGCGCTTCAGGTAGCCGTCCTGCAGGGCCAAGAAGTCGTCACCCGAAGTCGTGTCCGAATCGAGAGCGAATTCTTCGAGGTCGAGAGCTGCGCGTTCACCGATCAGTTCGATCAGGGTCGTGCGCAGGCCGCCCGGGCCCGTGTTCGGCGAACCGCCTTCAGCCGCACGAGCACGTTCGATGTTGTCTTCGAGAACGTCGTAGGGAAGACGAACTTCCGCGATGACTTCCGAAGTATCAACTTCGATCTGTTCGGTGGTCGGCTTCGCACGGTCGCCAGCACTCAGGGCCGTAGCCGAGACTGCCTTACGCAGGATGCGCTGACCAAACCCGATCTTGTTGATCTTGCGCTTCGGTGCGGCCATCGAAACGGCACGTACCCGCGGCAGGATCGTCGGGCTCTTGATCAGCTTGCGCATGAAGGTGTTCGATTCTTCAGGCTGAAGAACGCCACCGTTCGTGGTGAGGTCCGAGAGAGCGAGGTCCGCTTTCTGGATCAGAGTGGAGTTATTCATGTCTGGGTTCCCCCTCTGGAGATGCCCGCTTACCCTTTACAATATCGACTACACTTACACTTGCTGGCTGGATTGATACAGGTTCGAGGTTAAGCCTTGACGTCGTCGTCCGCGAAAGGGTCGCCCGAATAAGCGGTGTCGAGGTTGATGTAACCCTCGTCTCCGTCTTCTTCGCCTGCGCCCTTCTGGATATTATCGCCGGGGGACTGGACCCCAAGCACACCAGAACCGAGGTCCTCGTCCATCTTCTTCAGGCCCGACTTGGTTTCGTCCACGTCCTTGCGGAGAGCGGATACTGCCTTGTCGGTCTTTTCCTGACCCTTCTGGAGCGTGGCAAGGCCCTTCAGGATGGCATCGAGTTTCGAATCCGACTTGGAGACGGGGTCAGCTTCGCCGCCCTCATCTTCTTCGTCTTCCTCTTCTTCCTCGTCTTCTTCGTCCGAGTCGTCGGACTTCTTGGCAGGGGTCTTCTTGGGCTCTTCGTCGCCCTTCTTACCCTTGCCTTTGCCGGCGCCCTTCTGGACGTCGGTGTCTTCCTCGTCACCCTCTTCTTCGGTGTCGTCCTCATCGGCCCCGGCTTCCTCTTCCGAGGCGGCAGCCTTACGAACGGCAGCGTCCAGCTTGAAGGCTGCGGCGGGAATGCTCTTGACGATGGCCGAGACCTGCTGGCTGAAGTCGCCGGCAGCCTTGGTCATTTCTTCGGCCGCCTTATCGGGCGAATCCGCATCGTCCATGATGTTGTAGAACGTGTCGCCGAGAGCCGACATGGCGATGCGAACCATCGGCATGGCAGTATTCGTGGCCATCACGTCCTTGAAGCTCTTCGACGTATAGTCGTAGCCCTGAAAACCCTTCTGAACCTTGGCAGCGGCATCACCGGTCACACCGAAGCCCACAAGATCGTCGATCTTGTAGAATGTCAGCGGGTTGGCGTCTTCGTCTTCAAGGTGTGCGTCGAGGTCGAAGTCTTCGGCCGGGAAGAGCAGGCTGTCTCCCTTCTTCACCATGTCGGCGTGTTCGAAGCCGGCTTCCTTGAGGATCGCAGTGGCTGCGTCGGCACCGACCGACTTCGAAAATACGACAAGCGCCATGGCGGGAGCCGCAGCACTCTTATGAATTAGGCTACCAAGGCCTTTGCTGAAATCGAGCATAGTGGCTCCTCCGTCACGCTTGATAATCCGAAAAGGCTCACCATTCGCCCCCCGGTCCACCAGCGAAATGAACGAAACATCGAGTTTCGTCAACTCATTGGCTTCTGATTTCTTGGGCATCTTAGCAGGCCTTTACGACTTTGCCCTCATGGGCGAACTTGTGGGCATGGCTCAATGTCTCTTCCGAGATGACGGTTTTCGAGACAATGTGGAAGTGCTCACGACCCTGAGCATCCTTCGCAACGGAGGTCCGTCCTCCCAAAAATTTGCCGTCTTCGTCGAACATGATTTCGAGTTCATGCTCGTGGCCGTCTTCGGCGGTCATCGTCTTTCCCACCCAAATGGCCGGGACTTCGGAATCTATTTCCTTCTTGGCACGTACTGCCATGGCTTCCATGCTGAAGCCGTTGATCTTCTGGGTTTTGACCATCTCCCAGACATTCTCGTCAGGGATATGTACGGCCGCCACCCACGTACCCTCTACGGGGAAATCCGGGTCGCCCTTGCGGGTGATGAAGCATTCCACAATCGGCAGATTGTAGCGCACGTTGTCGTGCATGATATCGACGGCCATCATGTCGCTCTTGCGCATGAAGTCGTGGCAGGCTTTCCGGATCGTGTCGGCGGTGGCGTAGTCCCCGTGCGAGTCAATCACGTTGGGGACATACACCGCACCCATCACGATACGCTGCTCTTCATCGGTCTTCTTGATCAAAAACTCAGACAAGGAGCGGCTCCGTTTCCCTCAATCTCGTGCAATTAATTTCACAAGATGGGGTCGGAAATCAAGCCTCTTCTTCAAACTCCGGCAAATTAGGCTGCAATTCAATCAATCCGCCGGCCGCTCTGAGGATGCTGGGCATGTCCCCGCTGTTCAATGCCTCGAACATTTCGTTGGCCGCAAACTCCGCGTTTTTG